GTTGCTGGTGGTATGTAAACCGTAGCAGCACCGCCGGGAGTCCCTGTTAGAACCACAACCGCTTGTCTTGATTGGTCTGCTGCGCCGTTATATGCAGTCAACGCCTGTGATACGGAAGTAACAGGAACCGATACAACACCAGCAACCGCTGCCTCTAAAAGAGTACCTAAGTTAGTATTTGTAGTTACACCCCAGACACCAGCTTGGTCGCCTGTACCAATTAGGTTTAATCTTAGGTTGTTTGAATAAGTTGTAGCCATTTCCTAATCCTTTACGTTACAACCCAATTTGAGCCGTCAGCCACTGTCACGGTTATACCATCCGCTATACTAATAGGTCCCGGAGTCATACCATTAAACCCAGTTGGAATTGTACTATTTACGGTTATAGTTTTAGATGCTAAATAAATTGCCCCATCCCCACCGGCTACTATTGTTTGGTCTGTACCTTCATACGCCGCCTTACCAGCAGGGTAAGTAACAAATACGTCTTTAGTACCAGCGGAGAAAGTTGTTTTAGTTGGCGCACCTGCACTAGAAGCTAATACAGTGTCACGAGAAAGCGTTGTGCCAGACGATGTGTACGTACCAATACCTACTTCCCATTCCCCGCCAGTTTGCCCAGCTATGGTGTAATAAGTAGTATTACCATCACCAATTACCGAGAACGCCTGATACCCAGTTTCAGCACCCAATAGAGTAACTGTACCCTGACCCGTCGTGGTAGTCGTTTCTTTTACCCTATCTTTTACGACAAGCGCCATCAGTAAACCTCAGTATCTATTAACACCCAGTCAGTCGGTGTGTCTGTATCTATCAACTGCCAATCGCCATTAGCGTTACTATTTATCGTCTGCCAATTCGCATCTTGCTCTGTACTAATATAGAAGTAAGACCAGTGCGGTGCTGCTGTTACAGTTCCTACGCTTGTTGTGGCTACTAAACTGCTTAAAGTATTAAAGTGCCTTACACCAAGCGGTACATAACTTATACTGGTTGTCGCCGTTACTCCAGATATTATCGCAACCTGCGAGAAGACAACACTACCAACTGAACCTGTACCCGTTACCGCAGTTAAACCAACTTCTGTTATTAGCCCTACATCACCTACCGTACCTGTTGCAGTTGTTCCATCTTCCTGACCAGACTCTTCTGCTACTACAGTTCCAGCAGTACCTGTACCAATTACGCCTGATAGTACAACTGCCTTACCATGATACGGATCACCTGCTACACCTACACCTGTAACCGCAGTTAATTCAACGCTACTATTTACCGCTACTGTACCAACCGACCCAGTACCTGTTACGCCAGTCAGACTTGCTTCTATAGTCCCAACTGTTACCGTACCAACTGAGCCAGTACCTGTAACTCCAGTTAGATCAAACGCATACTCATACTCAACACTGCCAACCGATCCAGTTGCAGTAACTCCAGATAAAGTTTCTTCCTTACCAAAAGCTACTGTACCTACTGTACCTGTAGCTGTAACCGCAGTTATTGCAACATCACTAGCTACAGTAATACTACCAACCGAACCTGTACCTGTAACCCCAGTAAGACTAACGGTAACTGCTGTTGCACTCGGCAGCCCCGAAAAGGGTAATTCGGCGAACGAACTTATACCAAACATGGCTACGCCCGCCTTTTCCTAAAGTTAAGCTATATTCAACAGAGCAGTGCCGGGAGCATTAGCAGGCATCAATAACGTAAATGTACCAGCAGTAATAGTCTGCGAACCAAACGTATGAACACTCACTGCTTTATTACTTTGTGAACTGTTATATATCAACACAGCATCAAACGCCGTAGATAACGTAACGCTTGAATAAGTAATCGAAGCTGATGGGGTCCAATACGCAGTCGTGCCAGATGTTGCTGGTGGAGTTGCATTAGTTACAGTAACACCACCCGCCGTATAACCAGCGCCAGATACTTCACCTGTTACTGTGTATGCAGTTGTTGCAGCACCAAGAGTAGCTGTGGTTATATACAAAGCAGCTTTAAACGTATCAGCAGTAGTAGCCGCACGGATCGGCGCAGTGCCAAAATTGTGTGTTGCAGTGAGAATCTCGCCTTTAAACGAGGTCGTCATAGCTTGGGTATTTGCCATAATATTTCCTTATCCTAAAGATGCGGCGACGGCCTCGCCAGTTATTGTGAACTTCTTCAATGTCATGTGTACAGAGCGATGCACTAACTCACCATCCAACCAATACTCAACCCACTCGGCACGTTCGTTGTCGTTCTCGTCAACGCCTTCACGTTTTTCAAGTAACGAATCATCCATCTCACCTTTGGTTGTATTTACTAGTGCCATGCTCGCTCCTATACAAATCTTAGTAGTGCTGTTGTTGCCGAGTTAACCGGCATTGTCACCGTGTTATTTGCCGCAGTAAATAACTTATCAGAACCAAAATCCAACACAGCAATCGACTTATTACTTTGAGTGCTGTTATATATCAATGCGCCACGCGCAGTAAACGATGCACCGGGCCAAGACACGTTATCAAAATTAATGTAAACCGTATTTGTGTTTGCGTCTGTAGCTATAGTCACGCCTGTAATAACTCTACCACCCGCCGTATATCCTGTACCAACCACTTCATTCTCTGTTGTATACACAGTCGTAGATGGGTTTAACGTAGCATACGCAGTATACAAAGCCATTTTTAACGTATTAGCAGAAAGGTCTTGATCCCCCTGCACAATATCGCTTCTAAAACTTAACGTCTGACCTTGCTGTATAGGCATTATGAAACCCTGTAGTTATTTGATTTACTACGATTTAGTTTGGCTGGTAGTATTTGCAAGTTATTTGGAACGTGTAACCCAGAAACAACTTTACCCTGTAATGGGACAATGTGGTCAACATGCCACTTACCACCAACAACTTTTTCTCGTAGAACAGCTAACTCATAAGCTTGAGCCATAATCCATTTATCATCTTCCGTGAGCCAAGCCGGTGTTCTTTGTAGTTTGGCGGCATCACGTTTAGCGTTATTTGCGGCAAATTTATGAAGGTTTTTCTTTTGGTAGTCTCTTCCTTTTTCACGTAAAACTTCTGCATTTTGCTCATAAAATATACGTGATCTTGCTTTTAAACTTTCCGAATGTAGTGCGTACTGAGTGTTATTATGTTTTTTAACTTGTTGTGGATTTTCTTTTCTCCACTTACTTAAAGCAATATAACGACAATCTAAACACTCACCAGTTTTTGCGCGACGAGCAGCAATATGTCCATGCTTACATGGCAATCCAGAGAAGTACTGAGTATCTCCGTTTAATAAAGCTGCTTTACGCGTTTTTTCCATTATGGATTAACCCTTATACTAGCTTGGCCCACACGGTAAGCATCATTTCTTTCAAGTCCAGTACCCAGACGATTCAATTGCATCACTGCATCATCATATTTAGCTTTGTAGTATGTTACCATATCCGCTTCACCCTTCATGTATATTATCGCCTCTACCAAAGAACCATATAACAATACTGGCGAGTAATTATCACCAAGCCATGAGGTTCCAGCAGTAACAATTGACTGTGGGTAATAATAGTAATGTAGCTCTACATCATAATCTTCATCTGGCGTTGGACCCAAAATGAACGACAACTCATCAGTCGTCACGCTGCTTATAACAGTTGGACCAAATAGAGCATAGTACTTAGGCAAACCTTCATCAGCTGGGTTAGGGTACGCTGCACGAATAAAGTTAACGTCTTTGTTTAATAAATACTCGTAGTTACCATCACCATCAATTACAGCTAATGAAAAGCTAGATAAGTAATCAGCAGGACATGACAGATATTTATTGCCAGTAGTTACACCGCCAGTTACGTTCTTTCGCAATGGAGGAATCTGCACCGTGTTATAGATGCGTTCCTCTGCCTGCTCAACAAACGTAGGTATAGTCGCTACGAAAGTAGATTCGTAGTTCTGGGTGTAGTTCTGTATCTCAGCAACAAGTTCAGAATAAGTCACAGAATATCCTTAAGCCATTGGTCCTCGTGCCATAACGCCTTTTGTAGCTGCGCCAGTACCACGAATTTTAATACCGTCAGTCTTTACATTTTGGTTAGCAGGGTCACCAGCGCTTACACGTGGTGTAGCAGTTTTACTAGTCATCTGAGTGGTGACTAATTTGTTTGGGTCTTCCATTTTCTTCATGACCATAGGGCCTCCAGACATACTGTGTGGTTTAGCATAGACAGCGGCTTGGCCTACTTCTTTGCCTTTAACCTTTTGTGAAAACTTAGCCATTAGCGGCTCCGTTGGTTATTAGCACGCGCCATATTACGACCAACTTTTTTCATATCAATAGAAGTTACACCGCCTTTTTTCATGCCATGTAATCTCTTCTCGTGCTTTTTAATTTCTTGATCCGCAATCTTTTTGATCATCGGCTTATCTTGTTTTGCGTCGTCGTGTTTCATGTTCTGCTCCTAAGTAATTGTTACTGTTCCTACTAAGCATTGTACTGCTAATGCATTCGGGGTTAGTAATGAATCAAAGCTACTTGCGCCACCAACTGGTCGCCAACCCCACTGAAATACTCTACTACCGCCGCCCGGGTCACCAAAATCAGTATTAGTAG